GGAGGATGAAGTTAACTAAATGAAAAAGCGAATAACTCCTAATGAAATACATATGTTATCTAAAAAGGGTAAGGATACGCTTAATTCGTTATGGGAGCCAAAGGCAGGAGATTTATACGTAACATACACAACAAGAGTACCTAAATATGAAACTACCCCTGTTAAAAAGGATACATTACTTACTTTATTTATTGAAATGAAGCTAGATAATATTATAGAAAATAGATTTATTGATCATGATAAGGATATGAAAAATAATACTTCGCAGTATCATTTTGTTAAGCCAGATGCAGCTTATCCCCTACTATCAATTGGGGACATGATAGAGCTAATCACAAAACTTAAAGGGTCAATTGACAGTACTATAAAAGATGCAAATACTTTATGTGATAATCTTTGGAATGAATTACGAAAGGAAATAAATTGAAAGAAAAACGCTTACGCATATTATGGAATTCTAACGCTCCTTGGAGTACGTCGGGATATGGTCAGCAAACGGCTGAACTATTACCACTCATAAGAGATGAGGGCTACCCCCTTGCTTCCTCTAATTTCTTCGGTCAAACGGGTGGTAAGTTTCTTCTAGACGGGGTTATGCAATATCCTGTAATTAATCATACCTATGGAAGTGATGCTATGGTGCATCATGCACGAGATTTTAAAGCTGACGTTGTTTTTGCTTTGCAGGATCAATGGGTGCTTAATCCTCAAGACTTACAACAAGTTCCACGCTACATACCTGTAACGCCTGTTGATCATGATCCTATTACACGAGGCGTATTAAATAACCTTCGCCTTGCTTATCGGGTAGTAACATATGCAAAGCATGGACAAAAAGAACTGGCAAGAAACGGTATTGCCTCAACCTATATCCCTCATACCGTTAATACAGAAATCTTTAAACCGATGAATACTCCAGAGCGCAAACAACAGGCAGGACTACCACCAGATTGTTATTTAGTAGGAATGGTAGCAGCAAATAAAGATAATCCGCCTCGTAAGTCATTTCAAGAGGCAATAGACGCATTTAAGATGTTTCTTGAGAAAGAACCAAAGGCAATTCTTTATATTCATTCAAACCCTCATTTCCCTGGTGGATTTGATTTTAAAAGCTATGCTGACTTTATTGGTATTGGGAATAAACTTTTAATGCCTGATGCCTATCAAATGAATTTCAATATTGATAAAGAGGCAATGAGTCGGATATATAATACCTTTGACGTATTACTTGCACCCTCAATATCTGAAGGTTTTGGTATACCAATTATTGAAGCGCAAAGTTGTGGTATACCTGTTATTACTAATAACTTTACTTCTATGCCTGAACTTGTTAAAAAAGGGATTACAGGTGAGATAGTTGATTTAATTAAGGGTCCAAGTGGGAAAAGGTGGTCCCCACAAGGCTCATATATGGGAATACCTGACACACTATCTCTTTTTGATTGCATGATGAAGGTATATAGGGCAGATCGGGATAAGATGAAGAAGGCATGTCGTGAGTGGATAGTTGCTAATTATGATACAAAAACTGTGTTTAAAAAGAAATGGATACCTTATCTTGAGCTTTTAGAAGCTGAGATTTATGGACCAATTGACAAACACATCGATACAAAGGATAATATTAAATAATCATGCCAGATATTACAGCACAAACATTTATTACAAGCGATCCAAAAGCCTACGACTCGACACTAATTGGCACCGCAGCAGGCACCACAACTATCTCTAAGGAACCTTGTTTTTTTCAAGGTCTACTTGTTCCAACCTTTCTTTCAGGTGCGGCATACATTATTTATGACAGTGATGGAACATCAACTAACGTAGTGGGTACGATAACGCTTGGTACGTCACCAACCAATAACCCTCCCCCTTTATATGAATTTAAACGTGCTATGCGTTCAGGACTAACTGTCACAAACGCTGCTAACGCAGGCGCTATTGTATTGTATAAGTAGCTCTTCTACTATTAAGCTATGCGTGATCCCCTAAAACCTTCTCTTCGAGTAGATAAAACGGATACTCTTGTGTATAACCAGGGTTTTACTTACAATGAGGTTGGACTGAGTTACAACAATCAAGATGTCTCATATGGAGGAATCTATGGTAATAACTCAACTTCCTTTATACTAAATGCTACAGCAAGTACTAAGGAACCAAGAATAGACATGTTTATAAGTATTCCGATTCTCTACTCAATTTTACTTGAAAATAGGGGTAAACTTCTTTTTGAAGATGGAGGAGAAATACTTTCATAACGTATGGAGGAAAATAACGATAAAAGAATATCTGATCTAACTGAGGCAACAAGTACCGATAATGACGATCTTTTTGTAGTGGTTGATGTTTCAGATCAGTCAATGGGTATAACTGGCACTTCAAAAAAGATTAAATCTAGTAATCTTGGTGTTATACCTAATGGTGGAACAACAGGGCAAGTATTAAAGAAGGCATCAGATACTAATTATGATACTGTATGGCAAAATGAGGCTGGCGGTATAGGAACTGCAGTATGGGGTAGTATTACAGGAAATATTTCCGATCAAACAGACTTGCAAGCAGCACTTGATGCAAAAGCACCTACCAATAACCCCACCTTCACGGGCAATGTAACTATTCCAACTGGCTATGAAGGAATAATCAAAGCAACAGCTGGTGTTTTATCCCCTGAAGCAACAATGGACGATTTAGGCTCACCCAGTAGTGACTTCTCCATGAATTCTCAGAAAATAACAAGTCTTGGTGATCCTGTAAGCGGTACAGACGCAGCAAATAAAAATTATACTAATAGTGTAGCTCAAGAGCTTGATGCTAAAAACTCAGTTAGATTAGTTGAGACTAATAATAATATAACTCGAAGCGGAGATAGAACGATTGATGGAATAACTACAAGTCCAGGTGATCGAGTGCTATTAGTAGCTCAAGACTTCCCCAAACAAAACGGTATATATGTAACAGCAGCTGGGGCATGGACACGTGCAGAAGATGCAAATACAAGTTCTAAGGTAACAGCTGGAATGTATACCTATGTTGAAGAAGGAACGGACTTCTATAGCACAGGATGGGTTTTAGTAACTCAGAATGCTGTGCTAGATACGGATGATCTTGAATTTCAGCAATTTACAGGGCAAGGAATACTTGAGTCTGGATCGGGGATTATTGTATTAGGCAACACAGTTAATGCCAGCTATGACGGTACAACAATTAATGTAAATGGGAGTGATGAGTTAACGATCCCTTCAGGAGTAATACCAGCAAAAAGCATTAATACAATTTCAACTAATACCTCGGCTGGAAGCGCTGCTAAGACTGATTATTATTATTTTGTTTCTGGTAATACAACTTTAACGCTTCCTACTGCGGTTGGAAATACGAATATATACACGATTAAAAAAACTGATGTTTCGAATACTGTAACTATCGCAACTACAAGTTCACAAACAATTGACGGGTCAGGATCTAAATCTCTGTCAACTCAATATGAGGTGACAAGGCTTATTAGTAATAATTCTAACTGGATGGTTATATGAGAGATATAATAAAGCCAAAAATTGATATACAGAAAACTAATGCTCTTGTATATGACCAGGGCATTACTTATAATGAGAGTGGTCTTACCTATAATCAACTGGGTATTGCATATGGAGGGCTATACGAGTACGATTTAGTACCAATTACACCCCAAATAGAGATTGTAATGCCATCAATAGTTTTTTCAGGAGATTTTGGTGCAACAATTCCACAACCTCCTCAAGGAGATTCTGGAATGCTTATAGGAATATTGGGATTGACCTACCCGTAATATATGCCAACACTTTTAATTAATCAGGGGACAAACAGCGCAGTTTTCTTTGAGGACGTAGGAGGAACAGCATTTAGACAATCAATTGCTGTAGATCATGGAACAGTAACCCTATCTAATCCTACGGGAACTACAGTTACCGTTGACCATGGCACAGTCACTCTTTCAAATCCTACGGGAACAACAGTACAATTTAATAATGGTACAGTTGATCTTTTAAAAGCTGGTACGGTTACTAGACTTGAGGGAGGAACAATAAATCTTGTTACACGGGTAGGAAATGTCGGAACAGTTGAGGTTGGAACCATATCCGCAATGCCCCAAGTCTCTGTAGGAACCATACCAAATACCCCAGGTGGCACCATAAATCTAATAACCACTGTTTCTAATATAACTAAAGGATCAATCGTTGTAACAAACGGAACAGTAGCAGCTCATGCAATAACGGCAGCTACAGTAACTGAAGGAACCCTTAGGAACCTAATATCAGGAACGATTAACTCAGCAACAGCGGTTATTAACTCAGCAACAATTTCGGTTTTACCTACCCTTCCTCAAGGATCTATTAATGTAACTGCTGGAACCATAGCAACGCTTGGGACAATGGGAACACTTGGTTTATTAAATACTGTAACAACAGTTACGACTGTTTCTAATCTTTCTGCAGGAAGTGTAAATATACCAGCTGGAACAATTACTAGTATTACTAATTTGGCAGCTGGTACGATAACAGCACTAGCGTCTGGTACAGTAACAGGTGGTACTTTAAAGGATAACTTGGCAGCTATTGGAACGTTCACAATAACAGTTGCTGCGTTAGCATCTTCTACCGCTGGTGTTGGTAGACAATCTACTCTTATTGACAATACAACAAACTTATATTCAGGAGCTATTATTGCTGCACAAATAACGGCAGGTTCAGTAACTGCTGCTAATAATATTATCAGTCTTTATTTAATTAGAAGCGATAATGGTGCGCCAATTGCTGACGATAATGCAGGTGCTAGTGATGCAGGATGGACACAGCAAAATGCACAGTTATTAGGTAATATACTCGTTCCTACCGTTGGTACAGCTATTCAATACAAAGCTTTATTTGATACGGCAGGACTTGGACATTTAGGCCCAAAGTGGGGTATTGGTGTAGTTCATAATTTAGGAAATAACTTACATGCTACAGCAGGAAGCCATTCAATAACCTACACAGGCTATAACGCTAGATTCTAATATGACACGGCCTTCAAACCCGCAAATAAATGGTTCACCATACTCTAAAAAGTTAGCGTTTGACTTCCCTATCTTTGAGGGCGGTGGAAGTGTTTTGAGGGATACAGTAAAACCTAATAACGGGACAATAACGGCAACTTCTCAATGGGTTAAAGATCTTTACGGCAATTGCCTAAGCTTTAATGGGTCTAGTCAAAAAGTTACCCATAACGCTTTTTCTCTTTCTGCAGGAGAGCCGTTTATCTTTCAAGCACTCATTAAAACTAGCACTGATGGAACTGATGTTATGGGAGTTAGACAAGGAGATCCTACGCAAAGTGGCAAAATGACTCAGATGCGCGTTCAGGGTGGGAAGATAGAGTTTAATCACGACTTTTTAGCTGATACAACGAATAATAAGGCAACGAGCGCAACAACTGTAACGGATGGGAAATGGCATAATATTATATGCCAATATACAGGATCACAATTGCAAGTATTTGTAGATGGAAAACTAGATGGGGTAAGCGGATCATTAACTACACTCGCCTTAACATTAAACACAGGTTGGGCTATTGGAACAAGGCCAGATTTCTCGGCTGAATGGTTTTCAGGAAGAATTTCTTTAGTTAGAGCATGGAAGGGAAGATATTTTTCAGTTAGTGAAATGATTAGTTTATATCGAGATCCTTGGCAAATATATACTAAACCAAGCATGACTCCTTTGAATACTGGAGTATTTAAATAGACGTGTTATACTGTACTTATGGCGTGGAAAGCAAGCATTAATAGAATCGACAGGGTGGCTGATAAATTAATTGTAACTGTTGAATATTCCGATGATATTCATGAGCCTATTAGGGATTTAGTTGAATCACCACGATCTATACCTGATAACTGGCTAGAATCTATTATAAAGACTCGTTTAGAAGAACTGAGTGCTGTTGATGCAATTGAGCAAACAGTCTCACAAGACAAAGTAGAAGAAAAGATCTATGAACTACATGTAGAGACAAATGAAATGATAACCTCGACAAAACCAGCTGAAGAAGCTCTAGAAGAAGTACAGGTAGAGATAAAATAATATGCTACTTTCAATCCAAAATAACCTTGTTACAACACAAACAATTAACTCACGTGTCACAACAAACGGCACTGCAGGTGGTACTGCTATTCCTGTTAGAAATCTTAATGGATTTGGAGCGCAGTATGCAGTTCAGTTGGGAATGACTGGCGAGGAACAGTCAGAAATTGTCATTATTGATTCCCCTACAGATACTTTTTTGCCAATATACTCAGGTGGAACTTTGAGATATCCTCATCCACTAGATACTCCAGTTTATCAAATAAATTACAGTCAAGTAATTTTTAAACGGTCAACAACAGGCACTGCAGGTACAGCCTCCGCAATAGCAACAGTTAGTATTACCCCTGACTCGCTATTTACTGAATACAACGACACATCGGGAGCTTCAACTTATGCCTATAAAGTTCAGTACTATAATCCTGTTTCAGGTGCGTTATCTACTGAATCCGATTGGTTTATTCCAGGTGGTCCTAGCTGGTACTCATTACAACGCTTACGAGGGAGAATTAAGTCAAAACTAAATAACGCAGGGTTTATTAAGAGTGATTCCGATATAGACGACTGGATAAACGAATGGATTGAAGAAATGACAAATAAAGCCTTAAAGGTAAATGAAGCATATTCAACAGGAACAGCGTCCTATGCTTATGGAACGGCAGGATTTGGGACAGTTACTGAACCACTTTTTAAGTATGCTTCAAAAATTGAACTAACTTCCGATAATGTTACTTATCAAAGATCAACTGAGATACCTTTAAATAGATATTCAACGAATGATCCATTCTCCTCACTTACACCTAGACATGCATGGGTTGGGGATAATGTTTTTCAGATAATGCCAAATGGTAACGCAGGAACGGCGTATATGACATTGGGAAAGCTGCAAACACAACTAGTAGATGATGCAGACGAGCTACCCACTTATTTGCGAGGTTATACAAGAGGATGTACTGAATATTGTTTATATGTTGCTAAAAATTTAGATGAGAAAGACCAGGCAGCAGACAAACACTTTCAAAAACATTTAGCAGCTGAGACAGATTTTATTCGTGAGATAACCCCTCGTGACCAAACAGGGCCAAAGTACATTGACTTGGTTGAAGGAATTGGGAGTGAGGACGGCATATTAGCAAGCGAATACGTTATATGATATGGCAACGATTATCGGATCTAATCCTAAGACTTACTATAATACAGGGGGAATAAATACCTATATAAATCCATTAGAAGCAGATGGATTACTTATTCATGCGGTAAATGTAACTACTTCTCCCTACGGTGCAAAGACAAAACGTAATGGTTATTCAGCCTTTTTAGGAACCCCTGACACCTCACAAGTTAATGACTTATTTCAGTTTGAGAATATTGGCAATAACACCTCTGCCATGAATCTCTATAGAACCTCTGGCTCAATCATCTATTACTCAGCACAGGGTACAGGGTCTTGGACAGTGTGTGGCAATGGAACAATTACGAATGGGGCGCATTTTGGACAGGTTGTACTAAGTAATGTGCTAATTGGAGGAGATGGGCAGGGATCGACAAGACATACAACTGATGGTACAAGTTTTATTAATACGACACTAGCCCCTATTTCAAGCTCATTTGCTCAGTTTCAGAACAGAATTTATGCTAATGGCACAAGTAATACAGAGTTTTTCTCAACAACTAATGACGCAACGAATTGGAATACGTCAGGAACTAGTGACTCATCTTCCTTTCAAGTACCAGGTGGAGGAAAACTACTTAAAAACTTTAAAATACCAGATACGCTTATTATGGGAAAGACAAATGGAGAGATGTATAAATGGGACGGATTTGCCTTAGTTGATATGTCTACAAATTACGGACCGTCATCTCCTTACTCACTAGCTAAGGTTGAAAATGTTAACTTCTTTGTCAATCAACTTGGACATTATACATTTACAGGCTCTAATCCACAGCTTTTATCAAATGCTATTCAAAAACAATTTTATAATGATAGTCAAACAGGTATACAAGGAACAGTCTTTCCAACAATTCCCGCCGTCGGACATATTTATGACTATCTTGCTTCAGTTGGATCGGTCACAGATGACTTTACAGGTAGAACAATAAATAACAATATCATCAAATATGACTATCAAAAGAATGAATACTTAAATTACTCATTTAGCCATAAACCTACCTCTTTTTTGTCATATAAGGATACAAATAATGCTCAACAGTTAATATTTGGATCGGAAAACGGGCAAGTATATAAAATGGACAATTCAACAACCGATGCAGGGTTGCCTATTACCGCTGAAATGGTCTTTTTCTTTACGTATGGTATTCCTGCATTTAGGAAGAAATGGAATTGGTTGAGGTTGTACTTTAATCCTGGGTGTTCTGCTAAAGTGCAGGTTGCATATGCTGATACCTACCAATATCAAACGCTGCAATGGAAAGAAGTTGGTGATTGTAGTCAAGGTGTGGTTGAGTTTCGTTTCCCTGATGGCGGCGAGTCAAAGTTTCTTTTTATGCGAATTTATGAATCAAGTACAAATTCAAAGTTTGTCTATTATGGATGCGATATGACTGCTGATGTAATAACAAAGTCGTAATATGGATATAAAACTTAATCAATTTCTTCAACCTGAGAACTCACCTATTGCCCAAAATCAAGGAGTCGTTGACTCATATCAGTTCTTCGCTGAGCATGAGAGAAGTTCGGTTGATCAATCACGTATTAGAAACTTTAATTTCTCACAAGGTTATGGTGGAACGATTACCCTTGGGGGTACGGCAAATGGTGCAGGAGAGTTACGAATTCTTGATCAAAACGGTAATCTAATTGTTCTTGGTGACACCTCAGGTTTAACAATATATGATGGAAATCTTCTTGTTAAGAACGATAATAATACAACTATTATTGATACTGAAGGTATAGTATCAACTGCCAATTTTAGAATAGATCAAATAACTAGTAGCTCAACAAACACTACAACTAGCACAAGTTATATTGATTTACCAGGCTCGACACTTCCAAGCTTTGTATTGACGAGAGACTCTATTGTACAAGTGTCTGTTACGTCTGTTGGCTACAATGTTGGTAGAGCGTTTAATACAACGAGAAATGTTGATGTAAAAGTAACTGATAGTATTGATGGCGATTTAGTAAGTTATCGGCATAATGGCAACTGGATACTAACAAGTATTGATTTTCCAGGATCTTCTTATAACATGGATGTCTCAGGAGATGTTGTCTCAGCTACTGTCTATTCAGCTCTTTCAGCTGGTACACATACTACTAAGCTACAATATAAACAATCAGCAGCAGGTGGAACTGCCCTCGTTAATTTTTTTCTACTCAACTATAGTATACTAGGATCATAGATGAATACCGAAGAGATTATTAATAAATATAAAGAAAAAGAAGAGATTGTTTTATGCAAGCTCTCTGATGGAGGAATTGTTATAGGTGAAGAGGTAGACTCAGGTAATCATCTATACTATGTTATCAAAAGAAACGATGTTTTATCAGTAGAGGCAGCCGTTTTTCATACCCCTGTTGAAAGAATTATTCACCAACCTACACAAAGCGTAACAGTCTCAATGAATCAGGTGCAAAACCCTTGAGTTTTTGCTACTATTGTGATATATGGATGACAAAGCACTCTATGATAAGTTAAGCAGCATTGATCTTGGATCAAAAGATGATAATTACTTTCGCTCAATGGGAGTTGGTTTTGATCGTGGCAGACAGGATGCAATTGACTATTTAGGTAAAGCTCGTGAGAAGTACGATCCATTAACAATTGCTAACAAAACAAGACAATATAATATACAGGCTAATCAACCTGCCATTCAACAACTTCAAAAGACTTCAACCGATCTTGATACTAGATACAAAGATTTACTCTCAAGTATTAAAGGTGGACAAAAAGTAGCAGAAGATGCTCAAATACTAGCAACAAATAACGAGCTTGGTAGACGTGGTATATCAGCGGATTCAGGCGTTGCACAGCAACAAACAGCCTCTGCTTTGCGCCCCATTGCATCAGATTACGCTTCACTAACGGCAAATACGGGCATGTCACAGCAAAAAGAACTCTCAGACCTTGCCTTACAAATTGCTAACTTACAATCAGGAAATCCTATGGAGTCATTAAACTTTGCCTCAGGCATTGCAGATCGTGAAGAGCAGAAACAACAATTTGAGAAGACGCTAGCACAACGAATTGCTGAGGCGAACAGGCCACAACAACAGCAACAAGACCGATACACAACACTTGGCGAAGGACAAACACTATATGATCTATTAAATGGTGGTGCTGTTTATACGGCTCCTAAATCCTACGCTCCTAAATCTGGTATATCAGATAGTGGATGGTAACACATGCCAATTTCAAGAATTAATCCAGACGGAACAGTTAAAATAGTCAATAACAAAACAGGACAAGTTCTTGATGTTTCTCCACAAGAATTACCTAAATACTCCCCCACACTTGTTGGTGAATATCAAAGCAAGCTAAATGAGCAAGAAGTAGTTAATCAAGCATCTAAAGCTATTTCTACGGGTGGGATTAAAATAGAAGATTTACCAGCTGAACAGCGTTTACAGGTAGTTGCAAAACTTCAAGGAGAAGGAGTGCAAATACCAACTGATAAAACAGTAGCGGATAAGAAAAAACAAGATACGTTAAACTCAGCAACTAATCTTATTAAAAACCTTGAAAAGAATTATCAAGAAGCAGGAGGAGGAGAGGTTGATGTCCCTATTCTTTCTCGCATTATTGGCAAATCTAAAGATATTGGAGGATCGCTTGGCTTTAATGAATCAGCAAACGTCTATAACAAACAACGAGAAGGGTTTGTTGGCGCACTAAAAGCACTTTCTGGCGAAGCGGGTGCGTTAACAGATCAGGATATAAAAAGATTGCAAGGTCTTTTACCTGGTCTTGGATCACGACCTGAAGAAGCAAAGAAATTATTTAATGATTTACGATCACAAATTGAGGCAACGTATGGGGGGGAGGTTGGAGATACAACGATTAATCCTAAAAGAAAAGGGATAACCGATGTTTTTCTAGGCGATGCAAAGAAAGTTGCTCAAGATATTAATGCTGGACTTATTGCTAAAGGTACTGAAAAAACAAGAAATCAAGCTTCTGGTGTTGGATTTGAAACTGCCAACAAACTTGAGCAACAGGCAATGAATGAGCAAGATCCTATAAAGAAAAAACAGATACTTAAGCAGGCAATGGAAATCTATCAAAATGTTGGGGGGAATGCTGAGGAAACAAGAAAAACATTTTCAGAAGATGTTTATGGTAATCCACTAACAAGAGGCTTAACTGCTTCCTCTCAAATTGCTACACTTGCTGAAGCTCCTAGCACGATTAAATCTGCAGTTCAGATTATTGCTAATCCTAAAAAGCTTGCGCCTAAATTATTTACCTCTAAAGCAGCATTAGGTCAGGCACGAGAAGCAGCGGCAAAAAACGTTAATATTGACACAAAATCTCTTCTTCAAGCTGGAGATGATTACGTAAGAAATATTGACCCTGCTGCACAAAGATCATGGGAAGTTCTTAAATCATCTATTAAAGATGATACTCCAGCAACGGAACTTCTTGATAAGATATCTAATTGGGGAAATAAAGCATACACAACTTCAGGAGATAAAAGGGCTATTACTGAGGGTCTTCTTAAATCTCATCTTTATGAAACAGGAAGAAAGGTTATTAAAGAACAAGCTCCAGATATAGCAAAGCTTACTGAAGAATTAGCAAAAAAAATCGGACAAGAAAAGTTAGTTAAAAAATCTATCTTCCCAGCAGCTATAGGAGCTGGTGTATCAGCTGGTGTTGGCATTCCTGTTACGCTTGCTTTAACTAAATTAGCAGGACAACGATAATATGGATGTAATAAGATCAGCCCTACAGCGCCTCTTAGGTCAAGACAAAACTCTCTCTCCTCTTGCATTTGGGGTGACAAACGTGACGCAGCAAGAATCTGACCAAGCGCAACAAAAAGAATCACAGCGTATTCTTCAGGAAGTAAAGAAGCGTAATCCTAATGTTGGCTTGTCTGATAGATTTATCTTGGAACAAGCTCAAAAGCATGGAGATACATTACTTTCAGATCCTAGTCAATTACCTATCCCTTCACCTACAAATAGACCACTAAAACAAGTGTTAGGATTACAAGCACAAGCTGAAGAAGCGCAACCTACTGCAATTGATGGAGCGGTAGAGTCATTTCTTAATAAGAATGTCTTTCCTGTAACAGATCGCTACGGAATTCCTCGAGCTGTTGCAGCAGGACAGTTTGCAGCTGAAGGAAGAATGTCAGGTCTTGGTGCAGATCGCAATAATTACTACAATATCGCAGCCTTTGACTCAAATCCTGATGCAGCTGTTAGATATAACAGTCCTCAAGAAGGTGTTGAGGCTTATGCTAAGTTTGTGACAGGTAATGCAGATAACTATGCATCTCCACAAGTAAAACAGAAGTTTATTGAGGCAGCAAAGCGTATGAGTAATCCAGAGCAATATATTCGAGGCATTGAACAAGCTGGATATGCAGGAGATCCTAATACGTATCAGAAAAGAGCGAAGAATGGACAAAAGAGTTATGAGTCATTTATTGAATCAACTCCTGAGTATCAATACTATCTTAAAAAGGCAGCGAGCAAATTATAATTGTTACTCCCATGAAGATAATGAAGAATACTACACCAAGCAAAGCGCCACTTAGGAATCTCATGTATACTCAGATAGTAGCGTATGTGCTATATTAATACAATATGTCAAACTTTCCTTCCTCTCTAGATACCTATACCCCTGTTTCTGGAACCTCACTACTTGCTACAGTAGATCATGCCAATCAACACAATGTTGCAGGATCGGCGAATGTTAATATTGAGACAAAGCTAGGTGTTGGCTCAGGTACCCCAACTAGCGGAAAGATCTTAGTAGGAACGGGAAACGGAACAAGTAATTGGTCACAATCATGGAATAATGGCACACTTGGAACACCAAGCATTCAAGGTGGGACAGCAAGCGCATTGGTTTTACAGAACGGTACAGCTGGCACGCTTACCCTTGTAAGTCCCATAATTAATCTCTCAAGTGACGCAACGGGTGATATGTACTATAGAGGTGCAAGTACAGCTGTTGCTAGACTACCGATAGGTGTAAATGGGCAGGTTTTGACAACTAATGGCACAACACCTAGCTGGACATCATTTTCTTTAGGCTCATACGCTCCACGCTTTAGCTCAACTGGTACTATTGCGACCTTTACCTCAACAAGTAACTCGCCAACAAATATTACAGGAGGATCATTAACGGTTAATCCTACAGGGACTGCAGGAACAGTGCAGGTTATAGCAACTGGTGCTGTTTATGATGCTTCAGGAACAGGGGCTGATGTCACAATGAGTATTCTTGTAAATGGCACGATTCTACAATCACAAACGGTTAACTTCTTTGCAACAAATAAACGTATGGCTTTTTCTCTTAATGGTCAGAAGGTTATTGGAACTGCTGGGACAATCACATCACAAATAACAGTCAGTAATAATGTAAACAGTTGCTCAGTTGAAAATGCTAATATATCAGCTATTTATCTCTAGAAAGGGGGTGAAATATTTTGGCACAATTATTTAGAATTACCGTTTCAAAACCACCAGTTGAACCAGAAACACGAGTTGTTAATGTTGTTGCAGAAACTCCTGAGGAAGCACAAGCAAAAGCACAAACAGTCGTTGCAGAAGGAGAAATGGTTACAACGGTAGAAAATATAGGCGAAGTACAGGTCTAATATGTACTCGTGGGGTGCGTCTATACGACATCACGCATACTTTCATTATGAACTATATTAAACAACTACTAACAAAGTTTAAGACACGATTTGAAGACACACACCAACCTGAAGAAGGCTATCTTAGATATCGATTAACGATAGGTGAATATGATAACTTTCTTGATGGACAAGAAAGGGATGAGTTTATCAAACGTGAACTTGAGCGCAATGGCTTTGCATTAGGTGAGGAAATACTTATCTATCGTGGCATGAACAATCCTTATGTTTTATTTGAGCAAAGGGGGTGATGGCACAAAATGACACTTGATGCAAATAATCTTATCGTCAGATTGCTACTGGCAGTCTTACTATATTTCTTCTTTAACATCGTAATTGACGCTTTTATTAAAGACACTCGGGCAAATGAGATATTTAAGATAGTTTTACTTATCCTTTGTCTCCTAGTCGTAGTCGGAGGTTTTTTCTTGCGGTTATTCTAACGTATCGGTATTTGGTATAATACGTAAGGATTCATATTTCTAAATCCTCTCTTTTCTGATTCAGCCTGAATATAGTGAAGAGAGGATTTTTGTAATATCTCCTCCTCAAGTGCCATCTTCTCCTCTCTCACTTGCTTACGCTCAAGCTCAATTTTTAGTAGCGTATCTCCATAAAGCATTGTCTCGTCTCTTAGGTAAAACCAATAAGCAAGTAATACAAAGACAATAATAAGACCCCCAATGATAGCAGCTCGTTCACGATCCATAGTTCAAGTATATGAGAGGGGCGTAATCTTCGCCACTTATGACGGCATAAATAGTTGTAGCGTTTTACTAGATCTTTCTTAGTAAGCCTTACTTTACCAAAAAGGGTGAAGTGACAAAGGAAATGATGTGTACCGCAAACTTGCGTTATAAACATATAGTCATTTTCTGTCCATATCGCCTCATACCCTTTATAGTGATGCCAGTCTCTTTTATATCTATCACAGCCTGTTATACTACACATGGGAGAGGGTTCTTGCTTGACAGCTTTTCTCTTTTCCCTCTCCCACTGCTTAGAGCGCATATAGATGCTATGGTTTGACTCATTTGACTTTTTCATAGAAGACATACTAGTATAGAAGAGATATGTATCAATTATCCGATATCTATATCGGCAACTTTCCATTAACTCAGTCTTTCGGTGAAAACCCTGCCCGTTACTCAGCTCGCTATGGTATTAAATCTCACAATGGCATAGATATCGCCTGCCCCACCCTAACCCCTATTCTTGCCACGGCTGATGGATGGATCAAAGAAATTGGCTCACGGGATCTTGGCACGTTTGACTCAGGTGGATATGGCAATTACATTAAAGTTGTTCACAATGGTTTTCTTTCAATCTATGCTCACTTAAATGATATACAAGTTAAACTTAATGATCGGGTAGTCAAAGGGCAACTCATCGCTCACTCAAATAATACAGGATTCTCAACTGCACCTCACTTGCATTTTGGAGTTGCACCATGTGATGAGGCAGGTAATAAAACGGAGTCAAATAATGGCTGGAGTGGCTATATAGATCCTATGGGTAATCGAACACAATGGACGATAACTAATCCTACCTCTCCTGTTGTTCCAGGGGGAAATGCAGAGGAGGAAACGTTACCTGTTAAATCAAGTGATTTTAAGAACATGGTAGCACAAGGAACAAATTATAAAGATATTGTATCTTTTCTTAAAAAGCATGGTCTTGATGCATACCTCTCAGCTAATGGTCTATCCCCAATAGATTTTAACGCCAATCCTGAAGACCCAACAGGAGGGGAAAAGGTAAATAAGTTTTTAGCACAGTTAATCTTTGAGCTAAAGGAAGTTGAGCATGAGTTAGAACAAGCACACCTTATCACTCCATCCCTTCCTCAGCCTGAAAGTATTGCAAGTCTTCCCCAAGAGAAAAAAGATACACTGATTACATCAATGCTTCAAGCTTTTAAAGATTGGGCATTTGTTAAAAAGGAGGTGTCTTCGTAATGCTTCCTCCACTTCTTGGAATTATTGAATTTTTTGACGTAGCATTTTTGCGTCTTGTATTTAATCTCATTGTTGATTATCTTATAACCACAGGGTATCTCTTACCAGAACAACGGGAACAATGGGTACAGGGGTCAGCGCATATCATCGGACTTGTAGCAGCGGTTACATTCATGGCAATATGGCAACATAAAGGACATAAGAAAACAGTCGCTTCAACTGAAAGTACAACTGTTATAACCGATAATCAGCCACCTATTGTTACTGAAACAAAAGAAATAAAAGTACGTGATCTTATCTAGTCTCACCTGCTACTAGCAGGAAGTTTTTAGTCCATTTTAATAAATTAAGTACAACCTAAAGAGGATTGATTGGGCATATGTTCGGGCGGAGCGTATGACAAGTAGACTTTGCACTATTGAGCAGATAGTACAACCTTCCTCTTCAGGTGAGACTAGATAAATAATACCCCTTGACACCACAAGATACCCGTAGTATATTTATGTATAGAGAGGAGAACCTATGTTAGATCCAATAGATACATTTGATTTTAGTGAACTTGAGAAAGAGTTATAGAGGAAACCAAAAAAGACACCCCCGTCTAGAGTAAGTGTCTATTTGGCCTAGATAAACTAAGTAATTGTATTTCTTTGTACAAGAAAGTTATGCGATATAGTAGCAGAAATGCAAGCTAATTGCAAGTAAGGGGTATGTAAGTATATGACTAATATTATCTTATTTATCAAATATGCATTGGGATTGGTGAATGAATGAGGAGTTGGCGGAAAAGTGTAGACGCTATTACAATTAGATACTAGGGATCACAGACGTAAAGACGTTAGACAGGGATTGTAACTAAAGGTTCCAGTAATAACTCATGCAGGGTGACTATAACAGTAAACAGGTGGCCGATACAAAGGGAGTCGAAGTCGGCTAAGATACCCCTAGTCAAATCCCTGCACTCCTCATTGAGATACTAATATTATTTGCTATACTAAATCTTGGGAGGTGATTAATTATGGCATGTAAGAAATGCGGTAAGAAGAAATGTAGTTGCTAATCTAGGCACCTACAACTAATCTCCCACTCACACAGTGGGTTTTTAGTATTTTCCCTCTTGACAAATGATGTTCTATGAATTAGATTGTTAGTGTTATCGTAAGGTAACTGAGTAAAAAAATTAGATGACGCTCGGATTTATACACCCTTTTTGAGTGCTGTTGTACTGCCGAGCATCAGCACAGCACTACTCAAAAGGGGTGTTTTTTGTTGTCTTTAAATGATCAGTAATGAATATGTATATATTTTCATGCCTACAACATAGTAAGTGTCGTTATCGGCACAATATACCCCGTGAAAACGATTTGGTGACGTTTCATGATATGGAGAAAACCGTTTCATTCTCCCCTTCTTCCGACATATATATAAGCATTTGGGATAGAGCAACGTAGAGAAAACGTAACCTACCGTAAGAACGGACTGAAGTTGGGTGAAACAAGCGGTTTCCCGCCCTTACTCTTCAGAGCGACTAGAGGAGCAAATATAGCTGAAACGCTTGAGTAGCCTCGAAAATAAAAATGTCGGCGTTCTGGTATACACTACTTCGGTTAGAGAAGGAGAAAGTATATATACAGTCTAGGGAGGTAGGGGAAAACCTAACGTAAAGTATAGGTTGTTATAGAAGTGGTAAATAAGAATATATAAAAACGGGCGAAAATCGTAAGAATTAAAACTCAATAACTAAACGTCTTTTTTGCACCCGAACCTTTGGCCGTTTCTCAGGCCAGATTACCCACAAGACAATAAATAACACAAGCATATATCCAAGTAACATAATTCTAGTATACGTGCCTACAATAATTTTCACAACCGTGATTTTCACAGAAAAAGACAGTATGCTATTTTTCCCCTCTTGACATGGGTGTATATCCATGATATCCTGAGTATAGATTATATGGAAAAGCAATATATTACCCGTAGAGAATTAGCAGATAAGTTGTCTATTTCAAATCAAACGATACGAAGATTTGAGAGGCAGGGTATGCCTTCTTTGCAGGTTGGCTCGTATCCACGCTATAACTTAGAAGAGGTGCTTGCCTGGATACAATCACAACAGGACGAAAGGTAAAACTATGTCATTTATACTGCCAAATCAAGCTATTGTTAAAGAGGAAATGAGTAAAGTAGAATTGAATACTATGACAACAATGAGAGACATTCTTCATGATTTAGTAGTCGAGGCAAAAGATATAGGTCTTATGGCACAGATGCAGGCGCAAAGTGGTGATACACGAGGATTCGATATAATTGAGTCTGAGAAGATAGAAGAACTTGTTAGTCAGTATATGGAACAAATAAAAGAAAGGATATTTGGATGAACTACGTTGAGGTAGCAAATGAAATACTAACTCTTGAAAAGAAACGTGAAGAGTTGCTTAAGAAATATCATGCAGAGGATGATGAGGTAAGAAAAGAGAAAATAAAAGTTGATGGAAAGATTGTTGCAATTAGACTAAAAGCTCTTGTTATTGCCAAAGCGATGCATGATTCAAAAACACAGAGGTATAACCAAGTATGAAAAAGAAAGGAGGTGAAACAGAAACAAACGATATGAAAAATGAATCCAATGAAGCAGCAGCTGTCATTTTTACCAATTATAAAAGAACCGATGGCTTTGAAGTATCTTTTACGCTTCGAGGCGACTCAGGGTCAGACTTAATGGGTAAATTTGATAAAGCAATAGAGGCAATCAAAGCGTCAGGTGGCACTCCTCTCCCTTTTAAATCTCAAGGTGGTGGATTTGCTAAACCAGCTCCTGTAACAAAGTCTTGTCCTGTTCATCCTGAAATGATGATGACTGAGAAAGTTAGTAAGAAAACGGGTAAGCCTTACTTCTCACATAGTCGAGGCACGTTTCCAAATAGTGAAAGTTGTTTTGGTAAAGGATGGCCTGAGGCAATGCAACAAGAATCGTATCAGGGCGATTATTAAAACTTGCAGGAAGAATGGAGGCGCAAGTTCTCGATTCTTCCTAGAGGTAGTAATAGATGGAAGAAAGATTAAAAAATTTAGAAAAACTAGTAGAGCAACTTTATAATAGCTCTCTACCCGTTGTCCATTTAGATGACCCACGGAAAAATTGTGACTACTGTGACCATTCACATGTTGTCACTCACTCCTGTAAATGCGGATGTATGCAATCGACAAAACTCTTCTAGATGAATAAACAAACAACGATATTTTCCTCAAACAAATTGCCTGGTAAAACAGAATATGTCGAGGCGGTACAACTTGCTTCATACCTCCTCCTTCTCCAGCGTCAAGGGCGTATTACTCTTTATAGCCACATCCCTCATGAAACATTCACGAAGTCATGGGCAGCAAAAAGAAAAAATACTAATACAGGCGTTAGATCAGGTGTGCCTGATTACATTATCATTATTAAAGATAAGGTACTTTTCCTCGAATTGAAACGGGAAAAAGGAGGCGTTGTTTCGCAAGAACAAAAAGAATGGATACTTCATCTAAAGAATAAGACTACCGATTCAACTGTGGCAAGAGGATTTGATGACGCAAAATTCTACATTGATTCCTTACTCTAGAATGCTATACTACAGAGGTGAAGACGTTTACGGAGGCACTACAAGACGGCTTCCAGCACATCACTTCCATAACTGACAAACCAACCCTTGACACTCTACGCTCTGAGGGAATTAGAATAGATGATGAAGGGTATTACTCATTTGGATTTGGACATAATAATGAATACGAACTGTGCATCGAGCCAATCGGAGAAGAGAAAACCTACCGAGTCGTTCTCTACAAGAACCGTGTCCTCCTAACAGAACCCCTTCTTATGAAAGCCTTTGACAATGAATAGTACGCATGAGAAATGTGACCGCTGCCACAAAGAACATAAATTGGGAGATAAAATACACATTCTCCATCTCTACCCTCTTAAAAAACACCTCTGCACCCCTTGCCGAGATCTTATAAACAAGGTCTTAGAATCTCACTCCTATGAAACAACAAATTGATCTCACACAACAAAACTTATCTGATCAGGAAATGAAATTTCTTCTGATCCACATCAAACGCAAATACCACACCGATATCCCCGTTCTAACAATCGGCATGTGTATCGAACTACTCATCGGTCTTACCTATAATTTTCACACCGACTACTCTGATGGCAGGTTCTTTAACAACATCTTACGTAATGAAGAATCTCTCATCGCCTGGGAAGGCAAAGAACTTATAGACATCCTTTTCTATGAAATACGCACCTCTCTAAAACGTTTCCTCAAAACTACCCCCGATCTCCTCTAAATTCCCCCCTTGACACCCTATGTATACCTATGATAATATATGGTTATACAGAGGAGGTGATATATATGACACAAAAAGTAATAGCAACTAAAGAACAAACTGAAACAGAATATTTCTTAATTATCGACAGCTTGCTAACCGACGCTAGATCAAATGTTGAGGACGCACATACACGAATTAAGATATTGACAGCGCAAACAATGTTGTTTAATTTCTTAAAAAGGGTAAATAAGATTTAAACTTGCCTACTGCCCCCATATAGATAAGATATTGGGAGCAGAAGAGAGGATTAAATACTATGATTACACAAACTTGTTCAATACATCCTTACATCAGATATTACTTAACAAACGGCAAAGGCTCCTGTCCTCGATGTGCATATGTTAAAAACCTAAAAGATCAACGAAGTACAAGAGATAAGGCAATTGGTGCAATTCAGGATATTGTGAGTATTTATAAAATATCATGATTGATCTTATAAAACGTATTAAGCTTTTCTTTGGTATTTGTCCATGTGGAGGACTGATAAAGCTTATAGCATATAAGAAATACGAATGTCCTGATTGTTTAATAATTTATAAAGCAAAATGAGATTACTACAGAAACTATTATGTCTAATTGGGTTACATATAAGTGATGTGCAGAGAAGCACACAATCAAAAAGTTGGGTCAAGAAATGTGCCTATTGTGGACATGAGGAGGAAGTGTGAATAAAACAGAAGAGTTTATATTAAAAAAAATATCTGAGGCACTTACTAAAAGTGTTTATTGCGAGCTTTTACTTACTGAGCTGGTTACAGTTCTGTCTAATAAAGGGATTTTATCTTCAGATGAGATTGGAGAGATACTGAAAAAAGTAATAGAAAAAGCTCTTAGTAAGGAAAGTAATGAATAAAGCACAGAAATACGCAAACAGTAAAAACCCTCAATCAACTAGTGAAGCTAAATCACTATTGAGAGGATATCATGTTAGTAGGGAACTCAATGATTTTGACAAAGCAGTTAAGAGGATGAATGAGTATAAGGCTAAGAAAAAAGATCTTGCCGAGGCTGTTTGTGGCTATATTATGGTTGCTACAGAGGATTTTGTATTTAAAGTAGTTGAAATGATTGAACGAGAAGAAAAATCTAATAAGTAATTTATGAATAATAAAACTAAACAGCAACAAATACGGGAAGAAATAATAAAAGCTATGCAAGATAACCCAGTCGAAGAATACGAGGCTAGGTTAAACGGAGGTTATCCCATAACTAAAGTAGACAAAATCATGGCAATCTTTGCCAGAGAGCAGGAGCCTTTATTAAGGCTTCTAGAGACATATAGTAACCCTGTATATTCTGGGCAAACAAAAGACATTATCAAAATACTTGATGATCTCACCAAGCAAATCAAGGAAGAGAAATAACTATGAGTAATTATACAGATAAAGTAAAACAATTATTTCGAGAGAAGTTTGGAAGAGAGGTTGCAATTAGTGCGCCTGATGGATCTACTGTAGTTAAAAAGTATATTGACAAATATATTGAATCTTTCCTTTTCGAACAGATTGAAACTCTTGAGAAGATTTATGAAGAGGCAATACCAAAAGAACGACCTTACTCGAATATTAATAAAGACATGGTAACAGAAAAAGATGGAGAAGTTTGGTGTGATTATTGTGGTGAGCCATTATTGCATTGTAGTTGTCTGGAGTATAACCAAGCTATTAAAGATTTTCATGAAGCAGTTAAGGAGGCTAAAGGAGAAGTATGAAAAAGTATTGCTATAGTTGCGGAAAGAAATTAAATGCAGAACTCATAAGCACAACCTATGATAATGACACGGGTAAACCATACAAAAGATATAAATATACATGTCCTAGTAACGATGGTAAAAGATGGTGGGATAAACACGATCTTTGGGAACCTATGCCAGATTATTACTAAATTATGAATAATTCAGAAGCCATCAATATGCAATTAAGACCAAGGATGTACGGTAAAAGCACTTTAGTAACGAACGTTGCCAGAGAGCAGGAGGAGGCATTTAATAAAGGGGCAATGGCTGTAAGGACAGAGGTATACAAAACTTTCCCAGAACATCATTCGTTACGTGTCTCATTGATTGGTCAAATTGTTAATGATGTGATTCTCACTACCCAACTACCAGAGGAGAAAGAAGCATGAGCTATATTGATTTCATCATTGCAGAATTTCGAGAGAGGTTTGTTTTTGATTACACAAATACTATTGATGGTTCTGTAAGTAAGAAGTTAAATGCTAGAGAGTTAAGTATTGAAAACCTTGAACAATTCCTCATCCAAAAGCTCAAGGAACAAGAGGTTATGTATGAAGAGGCAATAGGAGAAGATGAGGAAGATTCAATTGACGTTGGTTTGGGTAGTGGGATTTTAGAAAAAGAGTATGCAAGAAATAAACTAAGAAAACAAATCCGTCAAGCAGTTAAGGAGGCTAAAGGAGAAGTATAACTATGGAAGATTTAAAACACATAAACAGACGCAAGAAATGTAATGCTTGCGAGAAGATGTATCTGACAACCATCAAGCAGCTTGAGAAGCAAGTCGAAGTACTTACTGAGGCTTTGAGCCTAGCACACCTATCTAAACCAATTGTATTTCAGGTTCCAGATGGAGTAAGGATGATCAACTCAGCGTGCCTACATGATGGATGCAATCATGCTTTAAATCCTGTTTGTAATCTATATTGTCCACACTGTGGGCCAAACTTTTAACTAATTATGAATAATTCAGAAGCCATCAAAAGGGAAGCAATTATCGAGAATCTCTACAAAGAAGCAAGGTACATAGTTGCAGAGGTTGAAAAGAACGCTGTTAGAGAGCATGGGTTTGAAGATTACATTGCTAACCGTGAAGGATTAGAAAGCTATATCGTAAATCTTATAGCCGAAGCACGCTCTGAAGCTTTTGAGGAAGCAATACAGGCATTGCCAGAGAATGACATAGCTATTTATGCAAACGATTACCAACAGGGCGGTAAGGATGGCTATAACCAAGCCCTAGCCAAAATAAAGGAAATACTTATGAGATTGAAAGGAAAGAATGGATGAATGAAAAAGACAAAATAATTGCAATAGGATATTTCTTAATAAACCTACTTCGTAAAACCGAAGGAGATACTTTAAGGCTTACCCAAGAAAAGGTAACCTACATGGGTGAGAATATTGGTAATTACGAAATTATTGTGAGAAAAATTGAAGATTCTAACAAATCGGATACAGAGGCGTAATTGTCGGGTTCCGTCGAATAGAAAGAATAAGGCGGGAGAGGTCTCTTTGGAGTCTTCCTGATTTTGGCTTCGGCAATTACGCTTGTATATCCGAAACAGGGGGAATATATGAAGAAGTTAAAAGCATTTTACATAAGAAAAAAGGATGGAAAGATACTTATTCGTTTTACAACGAAGCATAATCGACCTCATCAGACATGGAAGCAATGGGGATTCTTTATTGTATTTGGTAAGAATCTAGATTAGACTAGATACCACTAGTAGGAAGGGGGTGAAAATATGTTAAAAGATTTTGAAGAAAGTTTACAAGATGTAATTAACATTCAGTGCTCAAATGGTAATTGGAACTATGATCCCTATATGCATGGGTTAGCAAACGGTTTACTAATGGCTCAGGCATTGTATAAAGGCAAAGAGCCACAGTTCTTAGATGGTCCAGATAAATGGTTAAAAAACTATCCTAGTATTTGGACAAAAATAAAATGGAAGCTCTTTCCAAGTAGTATGGTTTCAAGTGCATTATCAGAAGCTGAATTAAATCCTAGATAGTTATTTGTCAGTTGTCCCTAATTATGGGATGACTGAGAGGTATGACTAACATGAAACAAGATCAGAACAAACCAAGAGAAAAAGCAAGTTGGTATTTTGATACCCATGACAGGATTAGTTTTAGATTCTATGTGGGTATTGTGAAAGAGATGAATCCTAATCAAGTAGTATTTAATATTGGGATTATGTGGTGGGACTTTGGATATGCTTACTGATATGAATAAGACAAAAGAAATAGAAGAACTAAAAGATAAAGTTTTTGAAGAAATTGGTCACTCTTGGGCATGTGATGGTGATACTTGTGTTTGTATGGGTGGTTCTTTTTGGGAAGATATAGAACCAATTATTTTAAAACACATACAAGATCGTGAATCCCACATCAAACAAGAGCTTATTGCGGAGATAAAGAAGAGGATGCCAAAATTACAAGGTTTAGACAAGGTTGAAGGTAAAATCGCTAAGCATCATGTACTAGGTTACGAGGCAGCTCTTTCTGAAGTGAATGGGGTATTAGATAGCTTATGAAAAATACATGCTTATACCTTATCCCATCCCCAACTACTCCCTGCCCTATTTGTTTTCCTCAACCAAATGTGATACGCTTGAGAAAAGAAAGGAAGGTGAAAAAGAAGTAATGTTTTCAAAACAATTTAAATTAACACTCGCTAGTATCTTTCTCTTTGTATTTATTTTCGGGTTGCTTAGTCATATCGCTATTCTAACGTTTCGTGTTCAATCTCTTGAGAAGCAAACAAACACCAATCGTTTAGTAATAGTTGAACCTACTAAAGCACCTGTCGCAACTATTACAGTTACTGCAACACCTAGCGCAGGACTAAGAGTAGCCTCTCCTACTAAATCAGTTACAAAGACAGTTGCTCCTAGTGTTACCGTTGCACCAACAAGATAAGGTATGGAAGAAACAAAAACAATTACTATTGCGTGTCAGGGCGCAACTACTATCGAACTGGATGAAATGACCGAACTACAAGGTAGTCTCAAGGATTTGAATGAGGACGGGTATATAAAACTCCGTGATTCAATACTTAAATACGGCTTTTCTTTTCCGGTCATTTTTTGGCAAGACCCAGCTGATGGAGTTAAATGGATAATTGACGCACACCAAAGAAAACGTGCGCTTACTCAGATGCGAGATGAAGAAGGCTATACAATTCCCCCACTTCCAGCAGTCCCAATTCAAGCAACATCACGAGTGCAAGCGAAAGAAAAACTCCTCATGCTCAATTCTAGATATGGCAAGATAACAAGAGAAGGTTTTGACGAGTTTATAGATGAAGTTGGATTTGAAGTTAATGAGTCAGACTTAGAGGGCTTTTTTGACATACCAGAAGTACAAATGTGGAACGCTGGACAAGTACAAGATCTAGCAGATAAGAATAAAGAAATAGATCGAGAAGAGATAGCGAAAGATCTAAATATGAAATGTCCTAAATGTGGCTTTGATTTTAAAGGCAAAGAAGGACTTACGACAAATGACCAGTCATGAATTTCCCTACAAATGGACACTAGCAAGCGGATATCCTCAAGCACCACATAACACAAAAGTCTTTACAACGTTTTCCTGTGGCGGAGGCTCTTCAATGGGATATAAATTAGCGGGATACAATGTATTTGCTGCAAATGACATCGACCCGCAAATGCAACAAGTATACACAGCCAACCACCACCCACAATACTATTTTCTCTCAGATATTAGAGGACTGATTAATAAAACAGATTGGCCTGAGGAGTTTAAAAGCTTAGATGTGTTAGACGGATCTCCACCCTGCTCAACATTTTCAAGCGCTGGCAGTCGTGAAGAGGCATGGGGCAAAAAAAAGATATTTAGAGAAGGACAAACAGAGCAAACACTTGACGATTTATTCTTTGAATTTATTGCGCTTGCTCAAAAGCTACAACCAAAATTCGCGATATCAGAAAACGTCAAAGGATTATTAGGAGGCAATGCTAAAGGATACGTAAAACAAATATTTGAAGAGTTTGACAAGGCAGGTTACACAACTCAAGCCTTTCTCTTAAACGGTTCAACAATGGGACTTCCACAAATGAGAGAGCGAGTATTCTTTGTATCAAGGCGCAATGATATTATCCTTCCAAAACTTACACTCTCTTTTTCAGAACGACCCATTATTTTTAGAGAAGTAGAAAGACACATAAAACACACAAAACAACGAGAATTAACAGACACATATAAAGCATATTGGAAACAAGCAGGATATGGAAAAAGTGTCGGAGTATTTCAATCAAATAGAAAAGTTGATCCAAACAAGCCAATTAATACCGTTGTAGCAAGATCAAGCAGCCTGTATCACTATAGCCAAATGCGCAACTTATCAGTCGAAGAAATACAGCTTTGTAGCTCATTTCCCCTAGATTATAATTTTAGCGGCTTTGAACCTCAATACATAATGGGGATGTCAGTTCCTCCAATAATGATGGCTCAAGTAGCAAAACAAGTATATGAGCAATGGATCAAAAACATTTGACAACAAAGTAGAATAGATATATTCTATCTATACTAATTCTGCCTGAATTACCTAGATACCTATTCTTTGCGAATCGATAAAGATAAGCGAGTACAATGATGTATAAACTTATCAAGACCATGAGGATTAGTTCTTATCTAGATGTATATAGTTGACTTCTACTGTATCAATATATAAAGTAATAGTATGCCTTCCGCACAACAACCACCTATCGTGGAGTTATCCACATTAGTTACCCACTTATCCACAGAACAGATTCAAGCTATTAAAAACGGTACTCCTGTTATTATTGATGCTAACCGTAATGCTAAGGGGCAGTTTGTTAAAGGTAATAAAGCAAGTGTTGATAATGAAGGCGGACGACCTTGTGAGATGTGTACCCATAAAGACGAATACCTTAAGATTACGAATGATTTTTATACACGCTGTCGTAAGGCAACTGATGGTAAAGTCGCTATGCCTTGGTTTGAGGAGTTGGCGCTAGATCTTGATTGTGACGATGAGACTATTAAGATTTGGGCTACTAAAAAGGATGAAAACGGTGTTCTAGAGCATCCCGAGTTTTCCGCTTCTTACGTTAAAATCAATACATTACAGAAATTACGCTTAAGTCAGAGGCTCCTAGGACGCTATAATCCAACAGGTGCAATAAAATTATTAGAATGGAACCATAACAAAGTCGCAGCCTCAAAACAAATACTAGCAGGAGATAAAGACGAACCACTTGAGATTGTCATTACTAAAGCTGAGGAGGTAAAAGATGCTTCAGAAACTTAAAGCACTATTCCCTAATTTCTTTATACAAGATATCGGTACACTAACACTAGACGATATGGAAAGGGCATATCATTCAGCTGTTGAGTATGACACTAAAAAAGAAGCAGAACTAAACGAGGCGGTAAATATAGTAAATGAAGCTCTAGCTAGATACTGTGAAATATGTCATAAAGGCTTCACTTACCCTCATTACGCTAAGAATCATAAGAGAATTAAACACAAATCATGAACGGCCTCTTAATTTGCCCTGTTTGTAGCACAGAATCTAAACGATACATCCTTGGAAGTATAGACGAAAAGGGATATCTTTATGTACAAAAACTACAACGAGCAGGGGGAACTGTTATTATCCACATCTCCCCAGATTCATTTATCGGTCATGATTGCGGTTTTGGAACGGTAGTAAATCGAGTCAACACCTACACTTTTTCCCCTCACGAAAATTGACCCCTTGACACCACTAGTATATACCTGATACTATCTGAATAGATATGAAAGTACTACTAACAGGTGGACACGGATTTATAGGACAGCATTTAGTTGAGTCTCTTAAGAGTCGAGGTGATCAAGTGTTAGCCGTTGATCATAGAGACATACCTACAACTAAAATCTATGAATATGTCGAAGATGCCGATGCTATCTATCATTTGTCAGCTTATGGGAATATGATTAGGCAAATAGATGTATATGAAACATTTAAAGCAAACTTAGAGAATACGCTTAGTTTATTATACGCCTCATTAAATGTTCCATATAAAGCTTTCATAAACGTTTCTTCATCCTCTGTTATGCTTCCTCACCAAACTATGTACTCTGCTACTAAGATGGGCGGAGAGTATTTATGCAAAGCATTTGTCGATGAATATGACAAGCCAATCGTCAATATCAGACCGTATTCTGTTTATGGCGAATCGGAGGCAGGTTTTAGATTTATTCCAACAGTGTTTAGATCATGTATTTTAGGTGAAGAGTTTACATTAGTACCTGACGCTGTACATGATTGGGTATATGTTAAAGATGTTGTTTCACAAATGATTGAGTGTGTTGATCTTATTGATGATTGTAAAGGAACGAGTCTTAATGTAGGAACAGGCTACGCAACACGAAATAGTGATGTGGTTAATATGATCGAAAATATAACGGGAAAGAAAGCTAACTATACACTTTCCACTAAGCCCCTAAGGTCTTATGATAATGAGAATTGGGTAAATAAAATGATTAATCCTAAGTTTGTTAAGCTTGAAGAGGGGTTGAGAAGGTATTATGAATCAATCAAGTAATTATACATGGTTACAAATAGGATTACTAATCGTTATACAATCCATTATTACAATCTGTTCAGTATTCTATGCACTTAAGACACATGAAATTAACGTAGATGTGCAATGTGAGCAAGTTAGGAGTAAGTTAGGATGAATAGTCGAAAACAACAGATAGTCTCTATTTCTAAGAAGCTAAAACTTTCTCATATTGGAAGTAATATCAGTGTTTTACCTGTTCTTGAAGAGATTTATAAGATAAAGGAGCCACAAGATATTGTTATTTTAGACGGAGCACATGCACATTTAGCACATTTATTAGTAATGAAAGCGATGAGTGGTAAATTTAAAGGAGTAAAAGTTGAAGATTTAATACATGATTATGGAATTCATTGTGATAGACGTGCAGGCTGTGACGTATCTGGTGGATCTTTAGGACATGGGATAGGAGTTGGTATAGGTTATGCACTTGCAGATACTAATCGTGATGTCTATGTTATTTTGACAGAAGGTGGCGCTATGGAAGGATCTACATGGGAAGCGTTGCGCATTAAATCTGACTTAAACCTGACAAACTTAAAGGTTTACACTAACTTTAATGGCTATTCTGCTGTGTCTGAAGTAGACTTAAATAAGTTGCAAGAGAGATTGTTTGCCTTTTGTCCTGATATTGAATTTAGACTAACAGAAAATGGTGAGGGTTTTGACGGAGTGCAAGGTCACTATAAGACAATTTAACTAGGAGGGGTCGCATAGCAGGCCTATTGCACTTAGAGATCTAGTATTTCTAAGTATCTATTCTATAGATGCGTATGTTCGAATCGTACTCTCTCCGCATTTCGACTTTTCTAGGTTATACAGATTATGAAGAAATGTAGCACATGTAAACAAACTAAGAGCCTTGATCAATTCTACGAGGCAAGGAAGGGAAGCGGAAAGTATGTCTATGCTTGTAAGGAATGTGAGCATAAACGAGCGTTAACGAGAACTGAGTATGGAAAACAGTATCGAATTAACAAATACAAAACAGATCCAGAATGGAGGAAAGAATATGTGTCACGGCATGAGAAAGACGTTGTTAAAGATAGGTGTAGACAAAGAACAAGGTACGCTGTGCGAGTGGGCAAGCTCAAAAAGCTTAACTGTGTGACCTGTGATAGTCCCAAGACTGTTCCACATCACCCAGACTATAACGATCATTTGAATGTTGTATGGTTTTGCCAATTACACCATAGGCATTATCACTTGGGATATATAAAAATGGCGACATAAATATATGGGGTACATAAAACATCACGCAATATTAATTACATCTTTCGACGAGGAGAAAGCAAAGCTTGCTCATGCTAAAGCCATGAAGCTGGTTAGAGATTTAACTACCGAGCTTAAAGAGAGTCCAGTTAATAGCGATTGGTCATTTGCAATTCTTCCTGATGGATCAAAAGAAGGCTGGCCTGAATCGGAAGAGTATGACAAGTTGCGTGAATTGTTTATAGATTGGCTCAAAACACAACGATATGAGGATGACTCCTCGCCTTTCAAAGCGGTATTAGTTTCTTACGATGAAGAAGGAGAAGTAACAATTAACGTCGCAGAATGAAGCGAATACGACATAGGGAGGAAGTGAAAATTATGAAACAACTAAATTCACACATGTTTGAAAATGTATATAAAGATCTAGACATCAACCTGGATAAGTTGGGCTGTATCATGCTTGACTTAAAACCTCTAGATAATATGTACACAATTGAGGTAGAAGGAGCAGGTGTAGCACTTTACTATGCAAAGAACAAAGAGAGATTCTGGATTGATGGGTGGGTAGTCGGAAAAGTTGCACACATTACACTTCTCTATGGATTATTGCAGACAGGTATAGCATGGAAAAATCATGTAAATACTGTTTTGGAAGGATGGGATTTAAACGAAGCTGAGATAGACCATATTAGCTATTTTGATTCCCCATATTCAGATGAAGATTACTATTGCGTTATAGCACACATGAAGGTAACGCCTGAGTTAATGGAAGGACACCAAAGGCTTGAGTTCTTGCCACATATCAATACCTTCACAGGATACAAACCTCATATGACTATCTGTTATTTGAGAAAAGATCAGGGAGAAGATTATAGGGATCGAATGATTAAGTGGTTTAACGAATTGTGGGCTGGTAAGAAATTACAAGTGACTGGACTGAATTACGGAGGTAATAAAAAGTAGCCTTTTGTCAGTTGTACGATACTTTCGTATGACTGAGAGTAGGCACGATGTCGCAGAAATATAGAGAATATGCCAAGAATATATAACTTTGATAACCGAGCAGAAATAAACGCCTATGTCTGGGCAGTTCTGGACAAGCAAGGTAGATTTAAGGGGTATGTGAGCTATGCAATAAAGACCTTCCCAGAAAGAAGGCTCAATTGCATCACGAGAGATACGATGGGGCAACCATCAATGACATTAGGATTACATGTCAAAGTTGTAACACTAAAAAAGAAAACAAGTTTTTAAAGTAAGTTTACGAAATATGAATAAAGCAGATTTATGAAAACAGTAATTACCATGAGACATAACGAGACAATTCATTTAGTAAAAAACTTGAATGACAGATTTGAACCAGTATTTTATTGCCGTTCAAAATCTAAATACGCAACGATCAAGCCTGAATTATTCTTGAAGCTTAATGATATATGCGATAAGTGTCTTGCGAAGTTCAAAGCTGGGTAATGGTTCAAAGCGTTGCAACGCCTGAGTAGGAGTCTAGCGACTACTCACCCAGCTTTGAGTGTCGGAGAATAAGCATCTACGAAATAAATATGAAGAAAGACTTTTTTGATTACCTAATAAATACTATATTACCTAATAACAAGGATGTGTACTTTTTGTCTATAGGTCTTGGATGGCCTAGAACAGACGAAGTACTCGAGAAGTTTCCTAATCAATATATTCAATGCGAAGCAAGTGAGCAGACTGCTCTTGATATTGCAGTAGGACTTGCCTATGCAGGCAAAATCCCTATTCTCTACACAATCGCACCCTTTTATCTTAGAGGCTTTGAGACTATTCGAACTTATATAGATCATGAAAAATTACCTGTTATTATGGTAGGGGCAGGACGAGATACTGAGTACAGCGAGCATGATGGATTTAGTCACTATGAAGGAGATATGGGCAAGATCCTCATGACTCTTCCTAATATCGGCGTATCATATCCTTCTATTAAACCTGCTATGCAAGCAGAGCTACAAGGAGCTATAAAAGATAGAAAGCCATGGTATATTAATATAAGACGGAATTAATATGGCAAACATACAAGGACTACTAGAAAAATACAAGAATAAGGAAGGAGAGAGGTTCTTTGCTGAGTTATTTGAAAAAGGAGAATATGAGGCAATTCTTAACCGTAAACTTGACGTTGTGGTTGATGTAGGTGCTTTAGCTGGTGAGTTTGGGGCTTATATTTACGACAAAGCAGGGGTAATTCACTGTATAGAGCCTTTTGAACCGCACTTTGACGAATTATACAAAAATATTGAAGAATTCCAGCTTACTAAGATGCTTCCCTATAGATTCGCTGTCTATGACTATAATGGCGAGTGTCGAATGTCAACAAGTTCTGCTCGAGGAGGTAATAGTATCACAAATAATAAAGAGGAGACGCAGCCAACCCCTTGCTATACGCTTGCCAGATTCATAGAGCTTAATGAAATTAAGCATATAGACTTACTGAAAATAGATATCGAAAATACCGAAGTGCAAGTCTTTGGCTCTAAAGACTTTAAAGATGTAGTAGATAGAATTGATTGTATAATTGGCGAGCATTTAGGAGGAGAAGCGGGAGAAACACTACTAAGCTATGGATTCAAAAGGACTCAACATATGAACAACTTGATTTATGAGAGAGAATGAGTGATGTATGTCAAAACAACTAAATGTAGCAATTGTCCACAATGGTCAGATGCTGTTGAGGTAGATGGTACGCCTTTAAGACGCATATTTAAGATGCAAAGGTACTGGTATTTATTCTTTAGGATTTTTCTTCATCAAACGCAATGCGTAGACAATCTTACCTTTAACAAACTTAGTGCTTGGATATATAAACATCACAAGCCGTTGACTTATCAGGAGGAAATGAAGAAACGACTAGAAGATCAAAGAATATCTATAGAAGAAACGAAAACAGAGACATTAAAATAACTATGTGTATTCACGGAGGAGATAAATTGACATGCAGGAGGTGTAATAAATGAGACTGTCGCAAAGAGTTTTTAAACACAATAAGTTTATAGATAATGTACTCATGTTCATTATCCCCCTACCACTGGGCGTATAAGAAAGGTTTTGTTGACGGAATGAAAGAGTCAAGCTACTTTGGAGGGTATGCAGATGGTCAGTCGGATGCCTTCAAGTTTGCTACCGATTCGTACCGTAAGTTCTTTGATAATCCTGAATTACGACAGAATGGTAAGATAAATAAAGATGAAGATCCAACTCCCGATCCAAAACTACCCTAAACAAGAAGAGATATTTAACTCCCCTGCCCGTATTGTGGTTATTCGCAAAGGAAGACGAGCAGGCTTTACGAAAGGAGCTGCGAATAATACTATTGCCGTTGCACTTGCTGGCAAGAAGAAGAAGGGCTTATGGGTAGATACGGTTAACTCAAATATCGAGCGTTATGTTGATCGCTTCTTCCTTCCCCATCTTAAAAAGCTCCCTAAAGACATGTGGCACTGGGCAAAGCAACAGAAAGTATTAAAAATACGTGATTTCTACATGGACTTTCGATCTGTTGATAATCCTGAAAATATCGAGGGTTTTGGCTATGACTACATGATCTTAAACGAGGCTGGTATTATTCTTAAAGATCCCTATCTCTGGTCAAATGCCATCAGGCCTATGATGTGGGATAGTGACTGTCAGGTATTTATTGGCGGTACTCCTAAAGGTGGTGGTGGTGAGTTTGAAAAGCTCCATCAGAGGGGTCAAGATCCAGAACAAAAAGGCTTTGCCTCATTCTTTCTATCTCCCTTTGACAACCCATACGTTTACGAAGCAGATATTCGAGAAGACATGAAGTCTATGCCGCAGCGAGTTATAGAACAAGAGATTTATGGCAACTTCCTAGAAGATACAGGCGTTGTATTTAGAGGTATTAACCAAGTCGCTATTCTAGATGCCAAGTTATCCCCTGAGCCAGATCCCGAGCACCTCTATGTAATTGGGGCAGATCTAGCAAAACTAGAAGATTTTACGGTATTAACCGTGTATGACAGGAAAAATAATCACCAAGTTTCACAAATTAGATTTAATCACCTTGAATGGCCGTTTATTAGATCAAAAATAAAAGAGTTATCACGTAAATGGAACGGTGCGCTTGTTATTCTTGATGCAACAGGGGTAGGTGATCCAACCTATGACGACTTAGTAAGAGAAGGTGTACCAGTCGAACCTATTAAGTTCACAAATACGCTTAAAAAGCAGATGATTGAGAAGTTAGCGAATTGGATCGAATTAAAACACATAAAGATGCTACAATTAGAAGAGACTATACAAGAGTTTAGTGTCTTTACTTATGACATTTCAGAAGTAACAGATAGAGTGCATTATGGCGCTCCTGCTGGATTTCATGATGATATCGTTATTAGTCACGCTCTTGCTATTTGGTCATTAAATCCTGTTATTATCGAGAAAAAACCTGATGAAGCAAGCCTCATTGCAAGGGATATTTTGACTAAGGTGAACAATTATGGTAATAATGAGGAAGGAGAATATGGAGAATACAACGAATCAACCAGTTATTAATACAGATCTTGAGATAAAAGTTATAGACGAAGTAAGACTTTCGCCAACTAATCCTCCTATTTCCATCCCCCCTGAAGATCTACTTAAGGCACTTTATCATGTACTCGACACGTTTGAGAACTGTGGCGTTAACTTCTTTTTAGACGGTATAACAGCAGAACAGGCGATTAAGAATCATGAACTTAAGGGAGATAGAGTGCATATTGGACTCAGAAAGTTAATCTATGCATCAGGTGCAGGACGTATGCTTGATACCGCCTTTCCTACTAAACAAGAGGGAGACAAACTCTTTACTGAATATATGGGTGTGCCGATTGAAATCACTCTCTATGATGATAGTGAATACATCCTCTCACCTGACTCAATTAATTACCGTTACGAGAATTTTCATATTCCTAATCCCTATCACAAATTTAAGGAGTTACAAGAAAATGGCTGATTTTTCCTCATTATTTGTCATACTTGCTTTACTAGGTGTTATTATCGTGCAAGCTGTAGAAAGATACTATTATTCACAACAAATGATGATAGAACAAGGTAAGCTTATCAAAGCCGTTTTAAGTAAAGACGTAAAGGAATATACCGAGGCAATAAAGATTGAGAAAGAACAACCATTTAAGCAAGCCGAGCAAGATGAAGAGCAACTATCGGAAATATCAGCTGAAGATTTTGAGAAACATATTAAAAACGTAATTTCATAATGCAATGGGAATATTTGACAAACTTAGTGACTTAACCTCTGGAACAAATTCTGATCAAATGGGTCAGGCAGTTGAGGAAATGGTTAACTCAGCCATCATGAGGCGTAAACCTCATGAAAGACGATGGTATGATAACAATTTCTTTGACGATGGCTACCATTTTAGAACTATTAGTCGTAAAACAGGTCGTGTTATTGATCATGTAGACCGTGCTAGTGGCTATGTTGAACGGGCTATTCCTCGTGCATCAAGACAACTTCGAGGTGTTTCAAACCTTTTATTTACTGCCGAACCTTACCCTGTTGTCTATCCTGAGCGCATTTCTATGTCGCAATTTATGAGTGGTGTGACAGGTCAATTTGATGAAGCAGGGTATAAGCAGAAAATGGAACAGGTCAAGCAAATAGCTCGTAAACAGGGTATTTGGCTTGCTAATGAGTGGCAGGATGAGCAGGAGTTGTTTACTAAGATTTTAGATATGATCCTTCTTTCAGGTAAAAACTCTGTCTCATATCTACAAGTCTATTCAGATCCTAAGAAACAAAAGATCTTTACTGAGGTATTTGATGCTTTTGAGATCGTTTGTTATGGCGAAGTCCGTGACTTAGAAGACTTACCCTTTATTACCAAAACAAAATCAATGGATCTTGATGAGATTAAGACAAATCCTCGCTTCTCTCCTGAGAAAACAGCTAAGCTTGTCCCCGACAATAAATATGCAACAAGTGAGATTAAAGAGGCATACATGGTTAGTCGTTTTGGCTCAAAAGGCGGAAAAGATGATAAAAGACCAACTGTTATTCAAAAAGAAACATTTCTTAAAGAGTACCTTAGCGATAGTAATTGGGAACAAGCAACAAAACTAGCTGATCAAACAGGTGCAATGGAAGGGAAATCTAAGGGAGATATGATCATGCGTCAAATCTTTTCAGCAGGAGGGGTAACACTTGAGGACTCATATATAGACTATGACTGCTACCCATTTGCAGACTTTCGCTTTGAACCAGGCCCTTTATATCAGGTGCCATTTATCGAACGGTTTATCCCACAAAACAAATCAGTTGACGTTATTGTTACCCGTCTTGAGAAATTTGTTAACGCTATGGTTGTTGGTGTCTATCAAAGACGCAAGGGCGAGAGTATGCAAATCTCAAACTTTGCAGGCGGACAATTAATTGAGTATGATCAGAAGCCAATGGAACAAATGAACGTTACAAGCCCAGGTAACGCTCCTTTTCAAGTCATACAACTTCTAAATCAATATATTGAAGAACAAGGAGCTAGTACCGCTGCACTTAATCAGATACCAGGAGGCGTAAAAAGTGGCGTTGCGATTGAGTCAGTTAAAGCAACAGAGTATGCAAATCTCAAAATCCCAACACTTATGCTTAAGAAGACAATTAAGAAAATTGCCTATCTGATGCTAGAACGTGCTTCAAAAGACTTCCTCAAACCTGTTGAAGTGTCAAGTATTGAGGACGGCGAGCCGATGTATTTTGATGTTATTGGCGAACGAGGTGTTAAGGTTCAAGAAAAGGTAGGTAACAAACTGCCACAAGACATTGTGCCAATTAGTAGAAAGCTTAAGATCAGAATTGAGATTGAAGCAGGATTAGGCTTAACTATGGAGGGAAAGAAAGACTCAGCAAAGCAACTTATTGAGTACTTCACTAAACTTTATGAACTAGGCTTCTTAAGTGCTGAAGCAATGAGTATGATGGTTAAGAGATATGTTGAGACACTTGGCTATGGGTCAACTGAAGAATTGATGGAGGCAATTGAAAATGGTGTTACTCAAGGACAAATGAGTGAGAAACAGATTAAACAAATGCAAGTTGCCATTGCTCAAGTACTACAAGATACAGAAGCTGTTGGACCAAAAGCTGACGAGAAAATGGTCATGACTACTAAGGTAGGAGCGCTTGAGGCAATGAAAGATGCAGGCATACTTGATAAAAAAGATGGTGAAGGCATGAAGACGCAAGACTTACTGGATAACTTTGTTAAGATCTATAAGGACTCACCAGCAGATGTTAGGGATCAAATCGTTGCAGCTTTGGGACTTCAGCCATCTAATGAAGAGGAGATATCACCAAGTCAAGCAGATACCGCCTCTAAGATAAATAGTATGGCAAATGAAAACACGAAAACAGAGCTTACCGCTAATGCACAAAAAGAGAGTGCAAACCTTTCACAACGAGACTTAGACATTAAAGAAAAAGCAGCAAGTCAAAAAGCAAAGATGGTAAATAGTGTCAAATAGCCGTGAAATTGCTAGTTGACAGACTATGAAAATTTCGTAATAATATTGTAAGTAACACAACGTTACCAAGTTAAGCGAAACGAAAGGCTTACAGACGAAAGAGCAATCTTTCCGAAGTAGGTCTATTTTTTGGTTTAACGAGCTTTACCACATTGACAGCTCATAAGAGACTGCAAGAAAGTAAATATGTCCGATACAAACGCACATTCACAAGTTATCACAATAAACGGCGAAGAGGTTGAACTTAGTCAAGTTGAAGAGCTCTATACGGTTGGTAAAACAACACGAGATCTTGAGACTAAATACAACACTTCTCTCGATAAAGTGTGGCCTGCGTATGGTCAATCTCGAGAACAAATTAAATCCCTTTCACAAGAAAGAGATGCCGCTTTAGCTGAACTACAATCTTTCAGAAGCAAGTCACAGGAAGGCAATGCAACTGCACAAGATTTTAAAGACGCTAAAGAAGCAGCTAAAAGTTTGTCTCCTGAGGATCTTGAAAAGGCTGGCTTTATTAAGAAGGATCAGTTGGATTCTTACTTTGAAGAAAAATACAATAGTAAGAGACAACAAGATCAAGCGGTTGAATCGGTACTTCAGAAAGCAGGAGATCTTGAAAAAGAAATCGACGGCTCAGATGGTAGACCAAAATTCAACAAGCGAGCGGTTATAGCTTATGCCAGCGCTTACGGATTCAATGATCTTGGTGAAGCATATGAAGATATGCATAAAGACGCTATAGAAAGTTGGAAAGAAGAGCAGGTAGCAAGACAGACTAAAAAAGGTCTGAATACTATGAAATCGGGAGGAGCTAAAGAGCCAAATCAACCAAAGGTAAATCGTGATAACTTAGGAAGTACGCTTGGAGAAGCACTATTTGGAAATAACGAGTAATTAATATAAATATATGGCAACAACAGCAGTCGGATTAGGTGATTTTAATGCAGCATACAGACAAGTTATCTTGCCTTACATTCAAGATAACGTTCCTGCACAAGCTAAACTTCTTCAAGTAATGAAGAAAGGTGGCGAATACCAACCTCTTAACAATACCTTCTATGCGCCAGTTCGTAATAATCGACATGGTGGCGTAACTAACCTCGCAAACGATAAAACTAAAGTGGTAACAGGTTCATCAACCGTAGTACAGGCTTCAATCACTCCAAAAATCTTAACAGGAACATTTGATATTTCAGACGTTGCTAAGAAAGCATCAACGGGAGATAGAAAAGCTGTTGCTTCAGCTATGCAATTCCAAACAGAAGCCTTAACAAGTGATTTCTCACGCAACGTTAATCGACAATTATGGTCAGATGGCGTAGGAGCTGTAGGACAAGTCCCAGCATCAGGCGGATCAGTTGGTGTTGGAACACTTGCGTATCAATATCCTGACGCTAACATCGATGATGGACGTGTAACACCTTACTATGGTGCTATTAATCAGGACATCAATCCTGGTGATTACTTAGCAGCTGGTATGTTAATCGGTGTTGGTACAGCAGGAGCTGCATTTGCAACAATTACTAGTGTTAACTTCACTTCAGGAACTAACGTTGGAACAATCGTAACAACAGGCGCTGTAGTTACAGCAGCTAATGACGCTATCTATATCGCAGATGGTGATTTGTCAGCTTGTGGAACTTCAGAAATTCAAGGTATTCGTAAAGCTTTGTCTGAAGGAACTGCTGATTATGCAGGACTTGGACGAGGAACAGTAAATGTGTGGAATCCACAATTTGCAGGTACAACTAGTAACGCAGCTCTTTCAATTAACGATATGGAAGTTGTATACATGTCTGCCTTCAGATATGCACAATCAGGAGATCGATATGCATGGTTCTGTAACAAATCTCTTTACACGAAATACGGCGATTTATTAACTGCCCTTCGTAGAACTGTTGACAAGATGGAGCTTGTTAGTGGCTGGTCAGGAATCTCATTTGAAGTTGGTCAAGGAAACGTACCTGTCATGCTTGACTTTGATTGTCCAGATGGCGAAATGATTCTTCTTAACTTGGATACATGGAAAGTCTGTCAAATCGCTGATATGGATTGGGTTGGTGGAGATAGTGAACTTAGACGCTCTGACTATATTACCTTCCAGAAAGTTCTATCATGGTACATGAATACGATTTGTGTAGCTCCAGCAGCTAATGGTAGACTGGTACGAAGAACAAGATAATATGTATGGACAAAATAATCACAGAACAGGATTATAAGTACTTCATAGAGAAACCAGACTCTTCTTTTAGCCCCGCTCGGAACAAAGCAATCATTGATGAAACCATTAAGTCAACTGAGAAGTATTTCAAAAATATTGGTAAGATACTTGATGATAACATCATGAATCGTATAGATATCTTAGGAAGTTTCGGAGACTATAAGCTAAATCGAGGAGGGTCAAAGTCATTTAAAGACTATGCAGGGAAAAAATTACATGCAGAGTTAATTGGAGAAAGGATTCTCTCAAAGATTAGAGCCTTAGAAACAGCAAATAGATTACATGGTAGATCAGATAGGATGATACAATTATGAGCGGATTAAACGAAATTGGCGGATTATACGGATTTGCACAGGGAGATTCACAAGTTCAACCTCGTGACATCGATCAGTACCATAGAGTAAATACTGGTATTCTCTCAACGAGTGCTACATGGATCGGAACAGCAGCAGGCGGAACTTCAACGCAAGCGCAACCTCTAGTACTTATTAATACCTTCACGGACTATCCTCGCAATCTTCTTTACTCTCAAGTGGGAACAGCTGATAATGGTGGGACGTGGACGGTAAACGGTTATGACCAGTTTGGGCAAAGAATAACAGAAACAGTTGGTAATGGTACAGTCGCAGCAGGGACACCTGCATGGACAAAAGCAGGAACCGCTATCTTCTTGAAAGTAGTAAGTGGGACGTTCACAACTGCAACAGCAGGTGTAGGATTAGGCTCACCTCGTATTGGTGTTGCTGTTGGAACAGCTGGTACTGTTGCTTTCAAATTAGGCTTAATGCAGAAGATTGGCGGAAGCGCTGATGTCAAATCAATAACATGGACTACACAAAATGTGGTAACTACTCTTAATGGTGGGACTATAGGATCTTTAGTTGATGCTACTAATCATGCATTTACAGGAACTTCAATTATGGCAGGTACTGAATCATATTCAGCAATTCTTAAAACCTCATTTGATAATAGTGGTAGATCTAGACTCGCTGGCACTACGAATCTAGCATAACTGATCTATTCTGATACTCTTGACACCCCCTGTATACTTCTGATATCTTAGGTGAATGCCTTCCATTAAAGCTCTCTATTATAGAGATTGGGATAACAGTTACATACCTCAAATTCTTGAAGAAATCTACTTAAAAAAAGTCTATCAGCCTTTTGTTGTTGGAAGACGTGATATGATCATTGCCGATTGGGGTGCTAATCAAGGGATTACCGCTAATTATTTCAGTCAATTCGCTAAAGTTGTATATGCTGTAGAGCCTTCAGAGAAGCATGTTGAGGTGATTAAGAAGCTTATTGAGACTAATGAGCTTAAAAACGTTACAGTCTGCCCCTACGCCATTTCAAACGAAAACGGCACTACTAAGTTTTATCATCCTGAAAACGTTACGATGTTTAGTATGGAAAACGTGACACAAGCTAAAGACTATGAGGAGGTAAAAACAGTTGATCCTGAAACGTTTTTTAAGAAAGAAGGCATAGACCATTTAGATCTACTCAAACTTGATGTTGAAGGAAGTGAAAGTAAAGTCATTTGTTCTGAAGGATTTAAGAAGATAGCACCCAAGATTAAAGTAATTTGTGGTGAATGGCATAACTGGGACTCACAAAGTAAAGATGCTTTTGCTAATACATTTAGAGACTTAGGGTTTAGTTTTAAGTGGAGAAATGATACAGCTGCTAGTGTTTTTGAGGCGGTAAGAGTATGAAGACAACGGATTTCATGGAAATTTTAGAGAATCTTATAGAAGCCAGTGAGAAATTTGTCTGTCATGATTATAGGGAGAATGGTTATGAAGACCTGCCTAAAGATTTAATAGTGGTTTGTGGGAAAAACATAAATGAGGTGTTTAATGTGACTATTGATAAAGTAACAGAATATGAAAATGATTAAGAAAAAAGTACTATTTTTTACCTGTTGTGATGATAACAACTTTAAATATGCAGTGATGATGCTTAATTCATTAACTAAGTTTCATCCTGTCTCAGAAAATGTGGATATCTTGGTGATAACTGACGTTGAGGCTAAGGAGGCAATCAGACAGCTTCCCAAAGGTATTATCCTAGAAGATTTAAAGCCCTATTTAAAAGACGACCCATATTTTTTCTACCGTCAAAAGCCAATCATTGCCGAGCCATACATGGATGACTACGAGCTAGTTATAGGAATGGATAGTGACTCGATTGTAACAGGTTCTTTAGACTATATTTTTGATACGAAAGATTATGATATCGGAACAGTTATGAATTGGAATAGAAGCGATCCGTTAATTTATGGACTGGTACAATTTCAAGGAATTCTCCCTCCCGAATATTTTAATTGCGGATTAGTTGCAATGCGTAATAAAAAGTTTGTTCATGATTGGAAAGTACTTTGCTTTAGTGAGCAATGGAATAGGTGTCAATATAAGGAGCAGGATATGCTTAATGCTATGTGTTATTACGGTAATTGGAACGTTCGTTGTTTTGATCATGGTGATGGCTTGGCTAAATACTATGCCTGGCATGGACTTTTAGCCAAGGGTGAGCTGATACGGGCTAAGATGAATGGAGATGAATTATATATTCCTCAAGGAGAGGGTGATCAACCATTTCCTGCGGTTGATACCCTTGTTAAGGTCATACACACAGGAGGTGGCCCTACTCCAAACAAGCTCAATTACAGGCCGTGGTTTGAAGATGAAGACATTATCAAAAGACTTGATTACCTAGTCAGTCC